ATAAACAGCGGATTGGTTGTAGAGTAATTGGGTATGGTAGCGTCGTTGTTGCCGTTATCGGTTCCTGCACCCTGCGGTCCAAGATATTTGTGAACATAAATGTCCAGTCCGCCCACGGTGTACATTTCACTGATTGTGCGGTCCAAAAACTGATAGTCGTTGGTTCTGTTGGGACGATAAAGGCTTAAACGTGGCATAGTGATGTATTTATGGACCAAATTGACTTAAAAGTCAAAACTAGTTATAATTAACTATATGGATGAACTGCTAAACAGACTGGACCAAATTGAACGCAAAATACCACAGATCAAAAACAAAGTAGCACGACGTGATCTTATGAAACTGTTGCGTAATGTCGACACAGTCATAAATGACATCAGCAAAGAAAGTGTAGTATGCCGTAGATTGCATCGAGAAACTATTAACTATCAAGAATTGTTGCAAAAAGCCAACAGTCAACTGAATAATTTAGAACAACACCTAACATTTGCGGCACTTTTAGGCGGTTGACCCAAATGGGTCGATGTGCTATAATTATAGAATAAATTGTGGAGAACCTATGAACGCTGTCAAAAGCACTGTGATCAAACCATTGAATCCCAAAAGCCCAGAAATCAAATACACCGGTGGAGAACCCACGTGGAAATTTCAGCCCACTGCTGAAAACAGAGTCAGTCGTTTGGCCAATGGCTTTGCCTGGTACAATTATCACTATGGCAAAAAAGATGCCAAGGATATGATTGCCCAGTGGCTACAGATCAACAGTCGTGAAAAAGATGCCAAAATACTGCGTGGTATTCCTGACAGTCAAATTCGTCTCACTCCGGCTTGGGTGTGTAGAATGAATCTCATGGGTCTGGAATTAACTGAACATGAGCAGTGTGTGGTAGACAATCAAATCTCAGAAATGTTGCGAGTCAAGCAAGAAGTCAAAAAGGTTGTCACCGAAGAAGAAACAGCACAAGTTAAACTCACAATTCAAGATCACTTGCGTGAAAAAGTTTCTGAATGTGCCGGCGAACTAGAAGGCATGTTTGATGATTTTATCACAGCTGGTGCCAAAATGAGTGCAGAGTGGAAACCCATGTCACAGATTCGTGGCATGAACATCAGCCCCAACATGGTAGGTAACATTGCCAATATTTGGAAAATTAAGTTAGCTGAGTTTGAAGAAGTACTGGAAGGTAAAGATGCTGATCTTGTTGAAGGTTATGGACATCTCAACAAAAATCAAATCAAACAATGCGTGAAATTCATTGAACAAGTGATTGCAGATTGCGGCAGTTATGTACAGCTCAAGAAAGTAGAACGCAAACCGCGTGCTAAAAAAGCAGTAAGCCCAGAAAAACTTTCTGCTAAGTTCAAGTATCTCAAAGAGTTTGCAGAACTCAAACTTACCAGTATTGCACCTGCACAATTGGTAGGATCATCTGAAGCTTGGTTGTATGATACTAAAAAACGCAAGTTGATTCACGTCGTGGCAGACAGTCATGCTGGCACATTCTCAGTCAAGGGTTCGGCTGTAGTAGGGTTTGATCCTACTACCACTGTACAAAAGACTCTGCGTAAGCCCGCAGAACAACTCAAAGAGTTACTAGCGGGTGGAAAGCCTGCTGCACGCAAGGTGTTCAAGGATATCAAAGCCACAGAAATCAAGTTTAACGGGCGTGGCAACGAGAATATTGTTATACTCAAAGCCTGGTAAATACAGGGAACGGAGTTCCCTATATGGCCTTAGAAAATCAATCCAGCACAGAAACCTTAAAACAAAATCTCTTTGATTATGTACGCTTGCAATTGGGCGATCAAATCATTGACATTGAGCTGGATGCCGAACACTACGAGGCAGCATATCAGCGTACTTTGGGAGTTTACCGTCAGCGTGCTCAAAACGCCTACGAAGAAAGCTACAGTTTTTTAGAGCTAGTAACCAACGTCAACATCTACGACTTACCACAAGAAGTTATTACAGTGCGTCAAATTTTCCGTAGAACGTTTGGTGATTCAACCGGGCCGTTTGCATCAAACTTTGACCCATTTAGTCAGGCCAGTTTAAATGTGTATCTCATGAACTTCAACGTTGCAGGCGGCCTTGCTACCTATGACTTTTACAGTCAATATGTTGAACAAGCTGGTCGTATGTTTGGTGCTTACATGAACTATACCTGGAATCCTGTGACCAAAAAACTACAACTAATTCGTGACCCCAAAGGCACAGGCGAAAATGTACTGCTTTGGACTTATAATCTAAAACCAGAATTTAATTTGCTGAGCGATCATCAGATACGTCAATGGTTCCGCGACTACATGGTTGCTAACTGTAAAATGATCATTGGTGAAGCACGTGAAAAGTTTGCGACCATAGCAGGTCCACAAGGAGGTGGAAGTTTAAACGGAGCCGCCATGAAATCCGAAGCTCAAACTGCTATGGACCGTTGCATTGAAGATCTCAAGAACTATGTGGATGCTTCGCAACCTATAACTTTTGTAATTGGCTAAGATGTTGTTGCTTGCTGGTTGCAGTTTTGTTGACAACTCTTATTTTCCTAGAACAGCATTTGGCGAAGATGTATACTGCCACCACTACGCTAAAATATTAGCCAGAGGCGGAGCTGGTAATGCCTTTATTGCACAAAGTATTTTAGAAAACTTAACATCCGACGTTGACAGGGTATTTGTACTTTGGTCCGGATTTAGTCGAATTGATGTTCCTCTTCCAAAAGAAATGGAATACCAAGTTGAAGCATACGAACATACAAGCCCAACTATCGATACTATTTGGTTTCATTCTGGAGGATTTGGAGGATCGTGGCACAGTCGCCCAAGGTATCCTTATGCTCAGTGGATTTATGATTATGTGACTACTCAGTACAAGCCCATGAACTGGGATTATCTGGCCACTCAAAATTTAACAATTATTTCTGGGTGCTTGAATACTTTGGATCGTCTTGGAATCAAATACAAATTTGGATTTATATATGACATATTTCAGGATTACTCTGACGAAAATACTTCTTTAAGCGGACCTGTAAGTAGAAATCATCCATTACTTAAATTAATACCATGGGAACACTGTTTGACCTCATCACCATTTGAATTTTGTAGAGATCAAAATTTGTTGGACCCAACAGAATCAACCCCTTTTCATCCTACACCAATCGGTTATCAAAAATGGTGGAACACCGTAAAACACGAAGTACCATTTGAGTTGATTTAATAATTGATCTATGCTACAATTTGTAGCATGAGTTCATTGATGATTGACATAGAAGGTTTGGCCACCGGCCCTGATGCCACCATTTTGACTATTGCTGCACAGAGTTTTGATCCATTTGGTACAGGTTACTACGATCGCTGTTATTATGCTAGAATTACCCTGGAAAGCCAAGAAAATCGCAGCATTGAAGATGGAACCATTGCTTGGTGGGCTACTCAACCTGAAGCACAGGCCGAAGCTTTTTGCGAAGAAGGTCGTGTGCCATTGGACATGGCACTGGACAGCCTATACAAACTGGCTTGGCAACACAAATTTATTTGGGCCAATGGTCCTACCTATGACATGAACATACTAGAACATGCTTACAAAAGCTACGGCAAAGCCTTGCCTTGGCAGTTTTACAATGTACGTGATGCACGAACAGTGTACAGCTTGTGGCCTGGATTGCCTAAACCGGCAACCAGTCATCATGCCTTGGAAGATTGTCGCAGGCAAATTGACATGTTGCAATCCACACTTAAACATTTAAACGTAAAGGAAATTAGATGATTATTGGCGTATGCGGACTGATTGGATCCGGTAAAGATACTATAGCAGATTATTTGCAGAACATACATCAATTCAAGCGTGAAAGTTTTGCCAGCACACTCAAAGATGCTGTAGCGTCTGTGTTTGGGTGGGATCGCGAATTGTTGGAAGGTCGCACCAAACAGAGTAGAGCTTGGCGTGAACAAGTAGATCCATGGTGGGCTGAACGCTTAGACATGCCCAATCTAACACCTCGTTGGGTATTGCAATATTGGGGTACAGAAGTTGTACGCAAAGGATTTCACGACAACACCTGGATTGCTAGTCTAGAAAACAAACTACGAAAAACTCAGGACGATGTGGTAATTTCAGACTGTAGATTTCCCAACGAAATAGAAGCTATTAAACGTGCCGGCGGTTTGGTTATTCAGGTAACTCGTGGACCTAAACCAGAATGGTACGAGCTGGCAGAGGCAGTCAATGCAGGACCCAAACATATATCATGGGCACTAAGCAGAGATCAGTTGGCCAAATACAATGTTCATGCCAGCGAAACTGCTTGGATTGGTACCAAATTTGATGCTGTAATTGACAACAATGCTGACGGTATGGATAACTTATATCGTCAAGTCAACGATCTGGTTCAAGGTCTCCTGGCTTCCAAACAACATCCAGTTTAGCAATTTCGACCACACAGTTTTGACACACAGTTTTTAAATTTCTCAAAGCAGTGTTATTGAGATCACCGTCTGTGTGATATACCAGCAACTGTGCTGAATACTTTGCCCTAAAGCCACATCTATCACATGTGGCTTTTTTTTTGTAGCCCGACAACTGCCAACGTGGTTTTGGACTTCGAACTTTCTTGGCTTTGTTCAAACACTGCATACACCGGCTACGGTAATACACACGTTCGTACTTGTGATAAGCTACAGCTCGGTTGCGTTGGCGACATTCAGGGCATATTGGTCGGATCATAGTGGTATTTAGTGGTCACGAACCTATATATAGGCTGCTGTAACCTCGTTCTTTTTTCAATAACCGATAAATATCTTTAATTAATAAAAAGGAATTAGTTATGGCCTTAATATCCCCAGGTGTACAAGTCAGTGTAATTGATCAAAGCAACTACACACCCGCTGCTGCCAGTTCAGTACCATACATTTTGTTGGTAACTGCTGAGAACAAGATATCCGGTGCAGGTACCGGTATTGCTCCAGGCACGTTGGCGGCCAATGCCGATAAAGTGTATTTGATGACCAGTCAACGAGACTTGTTAAGCACATTTGGTGTACCATTTTTCTACAATACCACTGCTGGCACGCCCATCAATGGTTACGAGCTCAACGAATACGGTTTGTTGGCTGCATACTCAGCATTGGGTGTGACCAATACTGCTTATGTACAGCGTGCAAACATTGACCTTGCGGCTCTTACAGCTACATTAAATCGTCCTGTGGGTGCTCCTGCAAACGGTAGCTTCTGGTTTGACACTACCAACAGTGTGTTTGGCATCAATGAGTGGAATCAAACCACTGCTTCATTTACAAAGAAAACACCTAGTGTTATCACTGACACAGTATTTTTAGA